AGCACCATTCCCAAAATCGTCCGAGTAAAGCTCCTTAATTTCTTCACTAGACAGATTTGTATTGATAATCGTATTTGTCCGATTATCCAGGATCTTGAACAATATCTGATGCGCCCACTCGTTCCGCTTCGTGTCAGCCTTACGACTCTCTTTCCCAAGGTCATCCAAGAAAAGGAAATCAACCTCAGACAGTAGCTTAACCATCTTCGCCTCTGAAAATCCATTGTCAAACTCAAAACTTTCACGAATCTTGTCAAATAAAGTCACAACTGACACAAAGAGCACGCTTTTTGGTTCATCATAAGACTTAAACTGCTCATTGAGAAATCTAGCAAAGCCATAGGTCAGATGACTCTTCCCAACACCAGACGGGCCAGTGATGATAGCATTCCCAGTCTCACCCTTGGCATAGCAGCGCTCCAACCTCTTCACGAAATTCACAGCCTTTTCATCGATATCTACACGAATCTCATAGTCATGTAGTGACTTGCTGGCCAGCTTACTTGAAACGATACTGTCACGAGCAAAGACCTCGTAAGTATCTGATAGCTTACTCTTGACCTCGGATTCCATATTCAACTGCTTTTCAAAGAGTCGGATGTTTTCTTTTTCACATTCAGGACATTGACTGATTTCCTCAACCTTGCCCTTGATAGGAATTTTGACAGACCAAAGATGGCATTCATGGATTTCACAGATATCATCAAGAACTGTTCTGGTTCTGAATTGTTTAAACTGTTTCATCTAAAAACCTAACCTTTCATCAACTGCTGATTGAAACGAGTAAACTTTTCGTGGCATAGGTTGGTTCAGATAATTGTCCATCTTATTACCAAAAAGTGTTTGTGGTTGAAGATACTGTTCATACTCTGTACCTTCCCACTTAGCGACCATGATGTCCACAACCTTCTTAAAATCTTCAAGGACGTAGCCCTCTTTTAGCCTTGCCTTGATAAATTTTTGATGACTAGCAGTGTCAACCTTGAAATTCTTCTTAGCTTTCAAATTGAGATAAGAAATAACTTCCTTACAAATCGACAATTTATTATTGTTATTCTCAGTCTTAGTATTCTCAGTCTTGATTGTGTGTACTTTTTGCACTTCCGAAAGTGTATTTTCTACACTTCCAAGGTGTACTTTTTGCACTTCCTGAAATGTACTTTCTACACTTCCATTAAGAGCATCAAGATAAATACGGTTTGGTAAGTTCATCCCTTGTCTGACTTCCGTCATTAGACCAGCATCTTTCAATTCCTTTTTGATTTTGATAATCGTCTTGTTGCTATTGCAATTTAAGTCAATCATCAACTGTTCATTTGTGTAATACTGGAAGACGTTCCCTTCTTTATCATGCCATCCATTTTTTAAAGATAGTTCCAACCTATCAAATAGAAGCATATAGAGCATTTTAGCGTTATTGCTCAATGTCTTATATTTTTCATCATAGATGAATGGTTTTGGAAATTTGAAAAACGATAAGAAGCCAGTGACTTCGCTTTTTTTAATCATTTCTACCCCTCCACACTTGAGAATTTTGTGTATTCTTTGTGAAAATACAATTTCACTGTCCCTAGACTACCATGCCGATTCTTTTCCAGGATCAGTTCTGTTACGTTGTTTGCTTCCTGACTATCTGCCTGTTCCTTCTGATAGTAGGCATCACGATACAAGAAAGCTACAATATCTGCATCTTGCTCAATCGAACCAGATTCTCGCAAATCTGATAGCATTGGGCGCTTGTCCTGTCTCTGCTCAACCGACCGACTCAACTGCGATAAGGCTATGACAGGAACCCTCAAATCCTTAGCAAGTATCTTCAATTCCCTTGAAATTTCAGAAACTACCTGCTGACGATTCTCACCCTTTGAACCAGTGATCAACTGCAAATAGTCAATGATGACGACACCAAGACCACCCATTTCTTGGGCAAGTTTCCGAGCCTTTGACCGTATCTCTGAAATCCGAATCCCAGCCGTGTCATCCACGAAAATAGGTACATCATATAGATTGCTTTGCGCATGTACAAGTCTTTTCCACTCATCGGTACTAAGATTCCCAGTCTTCAAATGATAACCTGGAATCATACCCTCAGATGCCACCATGCGCTCAATCAATTCCTCTGCTCCCATCTCAAGCGAGAAAATGACAGCAGGTTTTCTTTCCATCGTAGCCACATGCTTTGCAATGTTCAATGCTAGCGCCGTCTTACCCATAGCAGGACGAGCAGCAAGGATGATAAGATTCCCTTCATGAAGGCCTGTTGTAATCTTATCTAATCCGACAAAGCCAGTAGACAGACCGGTCACGAATCCATCTGTCTGCGAGCGAGTCTCGACCATCTGCATATGTGTATCAAGGATATCAGCCACATTACGAAATCCTGTCCCTGCATTTTGATTACTGATATCCAGTAGAGATTTTTCAGTTTTAGCAATGATGTCACCAATCGATACGTCTCCTTGATATGCGCTAGAAAGAGACTCTGACAAGTCAGCGATTACCTTTCGAAGCGTAGCCTTTTCTTTAACTAGTTTGGCATAATGCTCCACATTTTTTGAAGTTGGTGTTGAATTTACCAACTCTACAACGTAGTTAATACCTCCGATGTTTGAAATATCCTCTTGATTGGTAAGAGCAGAAACCATTGTCGTAGCATCGATTGGCTCACCTTTTTCAAACAATGACAACATAGTCTTAAATACAATCTTGTTGGCAGGCTTGTAAAAATCGTCAGGAGTTAATTCGTCTGCAAGTGCTATCATCGTTTCCGGTGAGATAAAAACAGCACCCAAAACCGACTGCTCTGCAACTAGATCATGAGGTAGTATTTTGAAATCATCCATCACTTCTCCTTGCTAATCCACAAATGTTTCTTTTCGTGTCACGGGATCAATGTCCACACGTCGACCAGTTTTAAAGTCGATAAACCCTTTTTTAGCTTGTGGCGCTTGAAATTGAATCTTCTTTTTCTGTCTCATTGCCATTTTAAGCTTGATATTCATCATCAGCGATTCAATCAAGAACACTGATACTACTGTGCCTACTGCGATAATTTGTAAATTGTTCATGTTTTTATCCTCTTTTTGTGCTATAATATAGTCAAATAATTTTGCTAAGACCTTGTCCAGAAGCCTTTTAGTAAAGTTATTAGATTTGATTTGAGAGCCATTCTTTGATGGCTCTTTTTGACCATTTTTTACCAGGGAGTTCTTTTGGAAATCCCTTCATGTAACGATAATTATTTGAAAATGTGTCATAGTTGATTCCTAAAAATTCGCAGGTAGTGCCTACATCCATCAACTCAGGATAGTGGTCACTATCTTTTTCTATTTCAACCAACCTTGTGATCGTGTCCTTGATAATGGATTTGATCCAGTCCGTTAATGAAAGTAGAACATTATCCATCTTGTTCCTCCCAATACTCTTTTAAATTTACTGACATTATAGCTGCAAGATTCTTCTGCTCTGTCAGTATTTGCCTTTTGTATGGTGCTAAGCCTGTCTGACGTTCTTCTTCCGTTTTAGGGAGATAATACCCGCTTGGTCTTTTTTTCTTAGCAACAATAGGCTGTCTGAAGTTTACTCGTAAACTTTCTATGATTTCTTCAAGAGTACGCTTGCTTAATCCTAGACTATGACGTAACTCTCTAGCTTGAATTGGTAAATCAAAGCTTGCGCTGTTTTTGATAGCATTCAATACTTTGATTTCAATTGTTGACATATCTCTGTATATCATGCTGTTTCCTCCAATAAGTCGTCTAAGGTTACATTCAAATAATTTGCAACCTTCTTCAAAGAAGTGGCGGACGGAGTACTATTATTCCACTTTCTGAGACTACCATTACTAAAACCCAAATCTCTTTCGATTCGATATATTGAGAGAGATTTAGTTTTAGCGACCTCCTTTATTTTGTCATAGAGCATATTTTCTCCTTTCCAATAGAAAATTATATAAGAAAATAACCTCATTTCAGTTGACAAATGATAGAAAATAATCTATCATAAGAGTATAGAAAAGAGCACTACTAAACTTTTCCATCATCTAGTTGTCTTGGCGGACTATTTATTAGATATTAGGAAGGTGTTTTTGTAGCTTGTTATCAACTTACAAAATAAGTATAATAGAAAATTTTCCTTTTGTCAATAGATTAATTAGAAAATTTTACATTATTTTTTGTAAGGTTTTTTGAGGAGGAAAAAAAAGATGAGTTTGCTTGATAGAATCAAGTCATTAGCTTCTACTCATCAATTGTCATTAGCTGAATTAGAGCGGAAGCTTGATTTCAGTAATGGTAGTATCAGAAAGTGGGATTCTTCGACACCTAGCGGTGATAAAATCGAGAAGGTTGCTGATTACTTTAATGTAAGTACTGACTATCTTCTTGGTCGTACTGAAAATCCTAGTATTGCTGATGATAATAGAGAGTATAAATGGCAAGGGAAAATCCTAAATGTGGAAGAAATGGCATCTAATGTCATGATGTTTGGCGGTAGAGAATTAACAGATGAAAAGAAGAAAATCATCCAGTCTATCATTGAAGGCTATCTGAAGGAGGCTGGTGATTAGAGGTATTGTTTAGTGACTGAAAAAGAAATTATAAGTCATTTTCAGATTCGTATTATCGATTTTGATGGAAATTTGATGCCTGACGAACTTGGATTTTACGAAAAAGAAACCGGTACGGCTTTCTTGTCGAGCAAGCTCGACAAAAAAGAGAGGGTTAAGGTCTTGTTGCATGAATTAGGACACAAGGACCATACACGCTCAGAGTACCAGAATGCTCGCTTACGCTGTGAAAATGAAGCTGATAGGAATATGATCCATCATCTCGTAAAAGACGCGATAGAAAGCTTAGATGACCCGACAGAGTTTGATTACCTCAAATTCATGTCCTTCTATGATCTAAAAACTATGACTAATGAAATCATGGTAAAAGAGGAATATCAGACGTTAGTTGGTTAAATATGTTTATAAACTGCTAAAGCAGAAAAAGAAAGGAACTACTTATGGCATTGTTTGGTAAAAAGAAAGATGAAAGTTTAGAGGTTGAACTATTCACTGAAGAACCTAATGAGCGAGTTTTTGAGTTCAAAAAGTCAAAAACTGTTGTAAGGATTGATGATTATTTTATCAGAATTGCAAGAAAGTCAAATGTTTCAAATGTTTTACTTCATGGTTTGGATGGAGAAAAATCCATTCTGTTATCAGAAATTACTGCTTATCAGTTGAAAGAACCAGGTGCAACTGTTGGTTACCTTCAGTTGGTCTACCCTGGATCATCTGATACAAAAGGTGGTGTTTTTGATGCAGTCAAAGATGAAAATACAGTGACTTTTCTCAAAGAAGACAAAGCAGCTATCTTAGAATTAAAACAAGCTATTGAAAAAGCTTTAAAAGATAAAGTCAAGAAATAACAAAAAAGCCCACAATCGCCCTCGCCAAAGTTTGATTGTGAAGCTTACCTTAGATAAAAATCAGCCATTAAAAAGGCCTCTTTTCTATACCCTATTTTACACCATGAAAGGGGTGATGTCAATATTCTCAACGTTTAGACCTTGTCCAGAAGCTAATAAACAAGGAGAATACAATGAAATACATTAAGACAAAATACCCAAATATCTATTACTATGAGACTGCTAAAGGTAAGCGATATTATATCAGACGCTCTTTCTATTTCAGAGGGAAAAAGAAAGAGATAACTAAGAGCGGTCTCACAACACTTCCACAAGCTCGTGCAGCCTTGACAGAGATTGAGCAACAAATCCAAGACCAAGAATTAGGTATCAATACGAATCTGACACTTGATCAGTATTGGGATATTTATTCTGAAAAAAGATTGTCAACTGGACGATGGAATGACACTTCCTACTACCTCAATGACAATCTTTATAAGAACCACATCAAACCAAAGTTTGGTTCTGTCCAGCTTAAAAACCTAGATAGAAATGAGTATGAACTCTTTATCGCTGAAAAGTTGCAGAACCATACCAGATACACTGTTCAAACACTCAACTCCAGTTTTATGGCATTGCTAAACGATGCCGTGAAAAATGGGAATCTTCCCTCAAATCGCTTGAAAGGTGTCTTTATCGGACAAAGTGATATCCCTGCCACAAATAAGAAAATTTCACTGAAAGAGTTCAAGTCTTGGATTTCTAAAGCTGAAGAAATCATGCCAAAAGAATTTTACGCTCTTACCTATCTTACCATTTTTGGATTGAGGAGAGGGGAAGTCTTTGGGTTGCGTCCAATGGACGTGACTCAGAACGATAGTGGACGGGCTATACTGCATCTTAGAGATAGTCGAAGCAATCAGACTTTGAAAGGGAAAGGAGGACTTAAAACGAAGGAATCGGAGCGCTACGTCTGCCTTGATGATATCGGGACAGACCTTATCTATTATCTGATAGATGAAGCTGCTAAGGTTAAAAGGAGATTAGGGATTATCAAAGATCAGCAAAAAGATTACATTACGATCAATGAAAAAGGAACGCTCATCAATCCTAATCAGCTAAATAGGAATTTTAATCTAGTCAATGAAGCAACAGGATTGCATGTAACACCTCACATGATGCGCCACTTCTTCACGACTCAAAGTATCATTGCAGGAGTCCCGCTTGAGCAATTGAGTCAGGCGCTAGGCCATACAAAGGTTTATATGACAGATCGTTATAACCAAGTTGAGGACGAACTTGCGGAAGCAACGACAGATTTATTCCTGAGCCATATTCGCTAAAAAGTCCCCGCCAATCCCTCAAAAACTTCCCGACAACTCCCCGACCATATTCCAAAAACTACCGAAATTTATCGGAAAATGATGTTTAGGAAATTCCAAAAAGCCTTTAAATAAAGCAAAAAAACTCCACCTGATTGGGTGGAGTTAAGGGAGATTATTATGAAAAAGAAAAGTTTAGGATTTCTA